CTGATGATAGGAAGGATGAATGACGTGATCGCTTGTTATTCAAGGAAGTTGACCTGACAGCAATCAAAACCGCATTTGATGGGCAGAAGGCACCGCCAACAAACATGCACCGCCAAGTCATTGAGGAAATCATTGGTTTCGACAGCGACAAGCAAAGTGTTGACGCGATGATTGACGCAGCCACAAAAGCCGCCCACGGCATTAAGGAGGACGCATGATCTCAATCGAACGAAAGAAGCTGGAGAAAGTGCTTGATGCGTTGGAAACCTACAAAGGTTTTATTGATGATGCTCACATCACTGAAGGCCAATGGCATTGGATCGACGGATTAGACAATGTGCAGATCGTGATCAAAGAAGCCTTGGCACAGGACGAGCTTTGCTCGTCGCAGGAGCCGGTGGCGGAAGAGCCAACGTGGATCGTCAACAACTTGGGCGAACTAGGAGTAAAGGTCGGTTGCCGCTTCTTTTTTCTCTACAAGGGAGGAAACATTGAATACGGCGAGAACGACGAAGGCGAAACAGCACTGCATGGCGATGGCACGCCAATGCTGTATCGGATCGTTGGCAAACGTGAATTTGGGGAAACGTGCTGGCCGCTGAAATGGGTTCAACAAGGGCGCAGAGAGACACGTTATGCGGTTGATCTTAAATACATACCCGGCCTGAGCTTCGGGAAACCGGAAGATGGCGATTGGAAGCCGCTGCCCGTTGCCCGCAACATTAAGGAGTAAGAAATGGTTTTAATCGAACGAAAGAAACTGGAGCAATTGCTTGAGGCGCTGGAAGCGCGCTGCGGAACCAATGCAGACGAGCGTACCGAACTGATGCCAGCACTGCGTGCGGCGCTGACGCAGCCAGTGCGCGGCGTTCGCGTTGAGGGCGACACGGTAATTATTTCAGTCAAAGGCGGAAACGAAGCGGCACGCAATTTGTGCCATGAACTGATCAAGGAGATGGAAACATGAGCTGGAAAATCAGGATAGAAAAAATCGACGACAAAACTGGAGAGTCTTTTGTTCAGCAAGCGATATTGACTGATGAAATAGTCACAAATTCCACGTTGGACTTGCTCGCCGCTACCTTCACCAAACTGACTCTTGACATCAAACTCAAAATTGCGGAGAACAACAAATGAGAACAATTGGAATTGATCCCGGCGCCACTGGTGCCATCGTCCTCCTGGAGAATGACACCCCAATCGAATGGCTGGCAATGCCCGTCACCAAGATGGGGACCACCACCCGGGTTGCAGCCAGCGCCTTGGCATTCTGGATTGAAGAATCCAATGTGGATCACGTATACATCGAATCCACGCACGCAATGCCTGGGCAAGGGGTTACCTCCATGTTCAACTTTGGGCACTCCTGCGGCACCGTTATGGGCGTTGTAGGGGCATTGAACCTACCTCACACCATGGTCACACCCCAAGCTTGGAAAAAGGCCGCAGGGCTGATCGGCACCGACAAAGATGCTGCTCGCTTCAGGGCCATGCAGCTTTGGCCCTCCTGGCGAGCATTGGACAAGAAGGGCCAAGGACAGGCCCTGGCTGATGCCGCATTGATTGCATTATTTGGGAGAGGCAGATGAAAATCTTTCACCACGCCTGGAAACTGCTGGCGATCCTGGGCATGTACGCAGCGGCCATGTTCGTATTGGGCTATCTCTACGCATCCATCCCACTGGCGAAAGAACGCACCTGCACCCCGAACCTAATTGATCGGATTTTCAAATGAAATTTAACCCACTCGCATTTTTATTCGTGGGGTTCTGCGCACTCATCAGCTATCAAGGTGGTGTTAACGGTGCCTTATGTGGTGCAGTTCTAAGCATTGTAATCAGCACAGCATTGATGTTTCTATGAACTGCCCTACCTGCGACACCCCGAAGATGATCGTGATCGCAAGCCGTGACACACCGGAGAGTATGTATCGGCACCGGCTCTGCGAGTCATGCAAGCAACGCGTGACCACCGTGGAGTTGTACTCCAAGGACAACCTCAACATCCCGCTGCCACCTGAGCAGCGTAAACGAAAGGAAAAGCAATGATCAAAGAAGAAGCACTGAAGCTGACCATTGAAGCGTTGGAAATTCAACAATACAACACTGGTGACGCGAAATATACGAGCGCCATTGCATTTATTAAAGCCTTGGCAGAGCCAGATCAGGAGCCTGTGGGATACGAACATCATGAGCACCGTCCGTTTGGTGCGCCTAATGAAATACGCATTCACGCAGTCTTAAAAAGTAAGTTTCTTCATCCTGATGGTTCAATTAGTAGTGATTTTCAATGGCTTATTAACTCTTATAAGGCAGACAAAGATACGATCAAGTTAGTACCCCTCTACACCGCCCCACCAAAGCGCCCGTGGGTAGGGCTGACGCCTGATGAAATAAACGCATGCTATGGACGCTCTTGGGAAGACTTGAGCTATGAAATACATACCGCAGTAGAAGCCAAACTCAAGGAGAAAAACACATGAGAAACCAACACAAACACGCAGCCTTGATCAAAGCCTGGGCCGATGGCGCTGAGATTCAGGTTTTTACTCGGTTGGTCAACGACTTGGTTTTTGCACAAGCGGTAGATGACTGGGTTTCTGCACCAACACCATCATGGGATACAGACAAGCAATACCGCATCAGGCCCGAGCCGAAGCCTGATATTGTTGATTTGGTGCGAGCGCATAGACAAAACACGCCTTACATGTTTGAGCCAACTGACGTTTGCCCCGCAAATCTCAAATTAATTTGGGACGGCGAGACACGCAAACTGAAATCAGCAGAGGTGATCGCATGAAATTACAAGCAGGAAATCCCGATCAAATGAAGGCCAAGGCCCTGAAGGTCAATAAGACCGCAGGCCTGGGGAACTACGCCACATCTCTGGGTGATGTGCTGCCCAAGAAAAAAGATCGTGCACCTACCGTATTCGTGCCATCCAAGCGTGACCCTGGTGCGGTCAAAGCGCCGGAAATGAATCTGTGGGAGCGCCCAACTTACGTCCCGGACAACAACCAATACACGCGCCCCGGCGCTAACGATCACTTGAAGTTCAAGAGCAAGGGGTTTATGACATGAACGCACGAGACAAAGCTCTTGCCGAACAGGCCGGATTGGATTTAATCCACGGTAAGTTTATGACCGCATCTCAAGAAAAGTTCGCCAACCTCATCCGTGCCGACGAGCGTGAGGCTTGTGCGAAGGTGTGCGATGACCAACATGATCGCGCTAGGACCTCCGCAGGTGCGGCCCGTGCTGATTCCTGCGCAGCAGTTATCCGAGCAAGGAATAACAAATGAGTGGACGGCCTGTTATCGAGTTCCTGTTGCAAGACTGCAATAAGAATCTAGCACTGTGGTTTGCAAATCGGCTGGATGCGCGAGCAGTTATCCGCAGGCAATGGCCTGACATCGTAGCTACATATTGGAGTAACAAATGACCAAACCCGAAGCAATCAAAGCACTCAAGCTGCTGTCCGCGCTGGAGTCGTGGGCCTTCAGCACAAGCAATCCGTTGCCGACTTTTCTGGACAACGCGCTGGTGGAAGTGATGGAAGTCTTGGAGCATATTATTTTGCAGGAGAGCAAATGAAAACCCAAATCAAGATGCTGTGTGTCGCAGCCGTGGTGTTGTTGGCAGGCTGTAATGAACCAGCAGCAACCCAACTGGATTATCCCGTTCTTCCCGAGGAGCTTAAAGACTGTAAATTCTTTAATCTGAGTAGAGGGGCTGGCACGTACATCACAGTCGGACGTTGCCCCAATAGCACAACCACCGTCCAGATGAGCGATAAAGCTCGCACCACGACTGTGCTTATCGACGGCAAGGAGTACATCCGAAAATGACCTGCAAACACCATTGGAAAATGTGGATGCCAAACGGCATTTACAAATGCACCGCATGCGGTTTGTTTAAACTCAAACTTAAGGAGAACGCATGACCGACATCCGCTACCTTGCCGGAGGCCAGGAGTTCTACTACCCCCACGCTGGCGATCCACCGGCCCCGGAGAACACCAAGCTCCTGCTCCTTACGACTGGAGGCATCTGCACCACCGGGATATGGAATCGCAATTGGTGCCTGGGCTGGCTTCCCATGCCAAAGCGCAACATGACCAAGGAAGACCAAAAATGACTGACATCTCACAAAAATCGATCAACGATTCAGTGAACTACATCTACCTTCACGGACAAAAGTACGCCCAGGCCAAAGGAGAGCTGACCTACCTGGAAGAGTTCCGCAAGTCCAAAAAAGCCATGCTGATGAAAACAGCCATGTCCAACGGTATCAAGACGGTTGCCGCAGCCGAAATTGAGGCCTACGCGGACGTGGAGTACATTGAGCTGCTGAAGGGCCTGGCAGCCGCTACAGAGGCCGTGGAGGGCCTTCGCTGGGGCTTGGTGGCTGCCCAGGCCAGGATTGAGATATGGAGGTCTATGGAGGCGAGCAATCGCATGATGGATCGCTCAGTATCATGAACAACAAACCGAATGCCAAAGAGCGCCTGCACCTGGCCCGGGTCAAGGAACTGCCGTGTAGCGTCTGCGACGAGCCTGGACCCAGTGACGCCCACCACATCAAGCAGCACCGGCAATACACCTGCGTGGCCCTGTGTAAGGCCTGCCACCAAGGCGCAATCCTGGGGTGGCATGGTCAGAAGCGCATGTGGGCACTGAAGAAGATGGACGAGCTGGATGCTTTGAACATCACCATCCAGCGTTTAGTGGAAGCAATTCCACTCTAAGGGTTTCCCCTAGGAAGATATTTTTCAGAAAGGTGGTCATGTCGCTTTAACTTGGTGTTAGAATACTTTCACGGTCAACGAGGCCGGTATTACCAAGGATTACGACATGACCACCATCACCACCACCCCCGCTTCTTCTGACGAACTGGGGACCCTACTGGCACAGATTGCCACCCTCACCAAGCAGGCCGACGCCATCAAAGACGCCATGAAAGATGTTGCCAGCAAGGGCGGCTCCAAGGTGTTTGACGGCGCCCTGTTCAAGTCCACATACGTGGAGGCAAATCGCACAGTGACCGACTGGAAGGCCCTGGCCGCAGAGCTGGAAATCCCAGCCGACAAGATCGCTGCTTACACCAGCGTCACCGCAGTGTTCAGCATCAAGACCACCAGCCGTTAAATCAACAGGGGCTTCGGCCCCATCTTTAAACACTCGGAGCACACCATGAAAATCAAAACCATCATTCACATTCACGCTCAGAAATACTCTTGGAACGACCATACAGAATACTTGTTATTCAATCAACCATTGGAAAACACCGAATATCGCGTTTATATCGGAGAGCAGGAGATAGAAATTACAATTCCTGACAACTTTGATCCACGCCCAGCCCAAATTGCTGCGCTGCGTGACCAGCAGACCAAAGCAGCTGCCGACTACCAAAAGACTGTGACCGACATCCAACGTCGGATCGCAGAACTTCAAGCCATCGAATTCACAGCATGATCACCATCTTCAAGGACGGTGAGCGCATCGGCCAGTCCAAAAACCTGCGTGGCATCAATGACCGATGCCGCAAGATTCCAGGCGCAACAGCCACGGTAACGGTGATGGTCCACAACTGGACTATTCTGGATGTTTATTGGCCCGATGGATCGTTCGCCAGCGTCCCGTTTGCATCATCCGCACTGGCGTACAAGTACGCCAACACAAAGCGTTTTCGAGCTAAGGGTAGCGCAGAATGAACCTCCACCCCACACTCAAAACTGTGGGGTTGATCGTCCTGGTCGCCCTTGCTTATTACTTCGCAAAGAACTGATCATGAACAAAGACAAAGCATTGAAATTGGCGCTTGAGGCGTTGGAGGCGGATGCATTAGACATGGTTGATGATGGAAATGGCAATCTGATCTTTAGAAAAGAACGAGCCATCACCGCTATCCAAGAAGCCCTGGCGCAGCCAGAGCAGGAAACACTTGAGTTTATTGAAGCCTTTGCCAACTTAGCTCACGCAGCCGGTGCAGCAGCAGAGCGTGAGCGCCTGCTGGCTGGCGTGGAGATGCCGGAGCCAGAAGTGTTGGGATATGACGAACGTTGGGAAGTTTGTGGCGACGAAGAAATCTTGGGCTACACCGCCGACCAATTGCGCGAAACCGTGGCCGCTGCCGTAGCGAAGAAAAGCAAAGAACTTGAAGAAAATATAGCGCATGAACGAGAAGGCTATAAGACGGCGCAGGGGCAGTGATTGACCGACCATGACCGCCTACTATAACGAGATTGATCCATACGCTGCGCAATGGTTGCGCAATCTCATAACCGCTGGACACATCGCGCCTGGCATTGTTGATGAACGGAGCATCGAAGATGTCACACCAGATGACCTTAGACCTTATACCCAGTGCCACTTCTTCGCAGGAATTGGCGTCTGGAGTTTTGCCCTGCGCCGTGCAGGATGGCCCGACGACAAGCCGATTTGGACGGGATCCTGCCCATGCCAGCCTTTCTCATCGGCAGGTAAAGGCGCTGGGTTTGACGACGAGCGGCACTTATGGCCTGCTTTCAACCACCTCATTGAGCAGTGCAGCCCTCCAATCGTCCTTGGAGAGCAAGTTGCGAGCAAAGACAGCGAACCTTGGCTCGACCTTGTACAAGATGACCTGGAAGCCTTGGGCTATGCCTTCGGGGCGGTTGCGTTCCCGGCTGCGGGCGTCGGTGCTCCGCACATCCGAGACAGGACTTATTGGGTTGCCGACTCCCAGCAGCACCATCGTGGATGCCAATCCGCGACCGCCCATCATGGGCAACCGCAAACCCACGGACCCGCAGATTGGGCTTGCGGATATAGCGTTGCACCTGGTGGGCTGGTCAACTCCGCTAGCGTCGGACGGAGCAAAAGCGGATTGTTTGTTATCAGGTGTCTTTCGCCGGATGAAAAACGGGAAGACATTGAGCACAGCGATGCAAGCAAGGCTGGCGGGGTGGTCGACACCCACAGTAACGGATGCAGCGCGGGGAGTGCAGGAAGCCCGGCCATGGGACACGGGCAAGCCACTGATCGAACAGGCATTCACGCTGCTTCCCGGCCCGGCCCGACTAACGGCTTCTGGGGAGCTGCTGATTGGCTCCTCTGCAGGAATGGAAAGTGGAGGCCAGTTGAACCCGGCACATTCCCGTTGGCTCATGAGGCTACCTCAAGAGTGGGACGACTGCGCGCCTACGGAAACGCAATCAACGCTCAAGCGGCGCAAATCTTCATTGAGTGCATAATCTAATTTCGTGTTAGAATTGCATCACTGCAAAATTAGCAGGAATTACAGGAGCTTCAAATGAACATCGGAACACAAACCAACAGCCTGATCAACAACCTGTACAGCCGCATGACTGTCGGTGCACCAGCCCCAACCGTGGGCATGGCCGCAACAACCTTGTTGTGGACTGATCGCCGCGCAGCCACTGTGACAGAAGTCATCGAGTTGACAAGCAAGGTCTGGGCGTTTGAAATCGCTGTGGTGGACGACACCGTGACAGTGGTAAGTGGCAGCACTCATGACGGCAGTGCCAAGTTCGCCACCACACCTAACAGCAATGGCTATGCAGCCTTGTACCGTCAAGAACGCAAGACAGGCGTATGGGTTCGTGGCTACATCAACCGAGACACCGGCAAATTCAAGAAATCTACCGGTGGCTTGATCTTGGGCCGACGTGACCACTACGTTGACCCCAGCTTTTAAATTCTTTTGCACGGGACCAGTTCCCGTGCTTTAATTTGATGTTAGAATTCAATCACTGCAAAATTAGCAGGCATTACAGGAGTTGATATGAAAACGAGTGAACTAACAGGCGCTTCCCTTGACTGGGCGGTGGCGAAGGCTGATGACAATCTGTATCCAGTGGGGGATATTCGCGTTGGTTACGGCGAGGTGTTCAGTATTGAGCCGGGAGATTATGAGACAGCAGAGAAATGGAAACAGTACAGCCCCTCAACCGACTGGGCACAAGGCGGGCCGATCATTGAAGAACTTATCAAAGGCCATTTCTTTGTGATGGAAGACGGTGACGGCGATGGTGAGCAAGCCTGCCACGTAGCCTACAGCCGCACCCCTCACGATAACTTTCACGGGTCTGGACCCACCCCACTAATCGCTGCCATGCGCTGCTACGTCGCAAGCAAGCTGGGCGATGAAGTAGATGTACCAACAGAACTGAAATGAAAACCTGGCCCTTCCCACCACCCGGTGGGCCTATTCCCTGGACACCTGCCCAACAGCAGGTGTACAAACGCAAGCAGCAGGATGACCTGCCCGACTCACCCTTTTAGGAATCATCATGGCAACCGCCAAAAAAGTACCAGCCAAAAAATCAGTAGCCCAGCTCGCCGCGATCCAACGAGCATCAGCCAAGAAGGCGCCAGCCAAGGCCACTGCCAAGCCCGTGGAGCCACCTCAAGAGTTCTCCATGCCCACAGAGGTCAAGGAATGGATTGAGCAAGCCACCAGCCGCATGCGCAACCTGCAAAGCAAGATCGACCGGCTGGAGTCTGAGAACATTGAACTCAAGTCCTACAAACGGTGGGCCGAGCAACGCATCCTGGGGAGCAGCCATGAGTAAATTGTTTTGTCCCAAATGCAACCAGGCAATGTGGACTCACCCACATGCAACCAAACCCTATTGCCCAAGCTGCGAAGTGACCGACGCCGCGAACAAGCCCGCTGACGACATACAGGCCGGTGGCAGCCACTACAAGGACATGGCCGTACAGCCATGGCACCTGATGGAAGCCCTGTTGACGTATGAAGAGTTCGTGGGCTACCTCAAGGGAAACCTGATCAAGTACGCCATGCGCCAAGGGAAGAAGGAAAGTCCCGACGCAGACAAGTGGCACCACTACAACCAAAAGCTGCAAGAAATCATCAACCAAGGAACCAAACCATGATCACAATTAACTTTGAAACAGGTGGATTTATGCAACTTGAAGATGAAGACGGCATAGCGATCAGTAGCGCATGGCAGGCCAGTCTTGATCACGGAGTAGCAGTCATTGTGATTCAAGGAGACAAATGGATCAACGTTGACCAAGCAACCGTTGCCAAGATGCTTGATCCTGACATCATTAGCGGCATGACCGAAGACCGACATCTTTAACATTACTTCAGGTTAAACTTCCACGCAATGCACTGAAACATCGCGTGGAAGGAACAACATGACGGACAAGAAGCAATCCGCCGCACCTCAAAAACAGGCCGCGACCAAAAACAAACCTGGTAGACCATCCACATACGATCCTCACATCGCACGCTTAATGTGCGAACAACTCAGTGAGGGGATACCACTGAGGGAGATATGCAGACAGGATGGCTTCCCCATGTGGAGGACGGTGTACTTGTGGATGTCGAAAGATCCCGAGTTAAATACAGCCATCGCATATGCGCGTGATGTGGGATACGACGCCATGGCCGAGGAATGCCTCGACATCGCTGACAACGCCGCCAACGACTGGATGGAGCGGCTGGATGCCGAGGGCCGTCCCGTAGGCTGGATGGTCAACGGTGACAACATCCAGCGATCCAAGCTGCGGATCGAAACCCGGCTCAAGCTGCTGGCGAAGTTCAACCCCAAGCGGTACGGAGACAAGGTAGTTCACTCTGGGGATGACGTTAACCCGGTGGTGATCGAGAACAACCACAACGTCTTTGGAGAACTACTCAAGAACCTGAAAATGCAACGACAAGCTGAAAAATAACGAGCATCCCCACACATTTACAACCGGAGCAATCAATGAAAAATACCATCGCAATCCTCCTCACCGCTCTGGCTTTGGCAGCCTGCGGAGACAAGCCAGTGGAGCAGATCATGAAAGACGGCGGAAGCGTTACCAAGGACAAGGCGTTTTCCTTCCAGACCGTAGAAGAGCAGCGCGCCCAGGGCCGGGCCAATGCTGGTGCAGCAGCGGCTGAGTATCAGCGCCAGAACCCCCGCATCCTGGGCTGGGAAGCCATCGTGAAGGCGGACACCACCCATTCTTCCACCTGCCCCCAGGGCGACGGCTGGGCCGAAGTGGTGTTCATGCGCTCGGAGCGAGAAGAGGGCAAGACCAAGAACCTGCAAATTGAGAAGGCGTCGGTGATGTGCAGCACGGTGAGCGCCACCCAGGGCTGCGTCATGTACGCCCCGGTGGATAACTGGTCCAAGCATCCGGGCAAAACCCAGGATGGCATGTGCGCCAGCACCCTGGAAGTGCCGTTCCCGCTACCCAAAGCGGTGGGCGCCAAGTGATTATGATTGAAATCATGGTGGGCCTGGGACTGCTGGCTCTCTGCGCAACAGCGGGTGCCATTGGCTTCTGGATTGGCCGCATCACCAAACGAAAATAGGCTTCGGGGGGAAAGCGGATGCTGTGCGGCCACAGAAGACCGTTTAAAGCGAATTAAGCAGACGCAGCGAGTACCCCCACCAAACCAATGACCGTTGCTCTCAACATCCTCCTGGCCGAAGAAACCAAGAAGGACTTCACCGCCTTGACGCCACACCAACAGGTGGCGTTCAACTGGCAATTCAAATGGCTCAATGAGCAGGCTTTAAAGCACCAAATCGAGCCTGCGGGCGACTGGTGGAACATCTGGCTGCTGCTGGCCGGTCGCGGCGCAGGAAAGACCCGTGCAGCCGCTGAGACGCTGGCATCATGGGCAGTGGAGTCTCCAGGCACTCGATGGCTGGTGTCGGCTCCAACCTCTGGCGACTTGAAGAGCACCTGCTTTGAGGGTGACTCCGGCCTGATCAAGGTGATCCCACCCCTCCTGGTCGCCAAGTACAACTCCAGCCTCCATGAGATAACCTTGGTCAATGGATCGCTGATCAAGGGCATTCCAGCCTCAGAGCCGGAACGATTCCGGGGACCACAGTTCCATGGTGGCTGGCTGGACGAGCTGGCAGCCTGGGAGTACCTGCGCGAGTCGTGGGACATGATCCAGTTCGGCATCCGTCTGGGCAACCGCACCAAGCTGATCTGTTCCACCACACCCAAGCCCAAGGAGGTGGTGCTGGAGTTGATCGACCGTGAAGGCGACGACGTGGTGATTACTCGGGCCAGCACGTACAGCAACATCAAGAACCTGGCCCCCTCATTCCAGAAGCAGATCCTGCAGTACGAGGGCACCAACCTTGGACGCCAAGAGATCCACGCTGAAATCATCGACCCCGAGGAGGGCGGCATCGTCAAGCGCGATTGGTTCCGACTCTGGCCCACTGGAAAGCCATTCCCAAAGTTCGAGTACATCATCCAGTCCTACGACTGCGGGTACAAGGACGGCGAGGCCAACGACCCTACCGGTTGCATTACGCTGGGTGCCTTCAAGCCATTGGATGGCGGCATGTGCGTCATGATCATCGACTGCTGGCAAGAGAAGCTGACCTATCCCGACCTGCGCCCCAAGATCCTGGACGAGTACGAGACGGTGTACGGCGAGGGTAAGGAGAAGAAGCGCGTGGACCTGCTACTGGTGGAAGACAAGGCTGCAGGCATCAGCCTGATCCAAGACTTGCAACGCGCCCACCTGCCGGTGATCGGCTACAACCCTGGCCGCGCTGACAAGACGCAAAGACTCAGCATCGTCGCCAACATCATCAAGGCCGGTCGCGTCTGGGTGCCTGAAAGCAGCCAACGCAAGGGCTACGTGCGCGACTGGGCCGAAGGCTGTGTCAGCCAAATCTGCTCATTCCCCGAGTCGGTGCATGACGAGTTTGTGGACTGCATCAGCCAAGGGCTGCGGTACATGCGTGACGGCGGTTGGATCAGCATCGATGCCCCACCCCGAGACGACTACGACGATGACGACGTATACGACGCAGACGAGCACAACGGCAAAGCCAGAGCCATGGCGAATCCGTACTCGGCGTAGTGGAGTCAACTCCACTCCACTACTCCAAGTGGAGTCAACTCCACCTGACAGGAAACTTACAATGACCTACGGATGCCATGATCGCAAGCCTTACGCTCCGAGCTTCCTGGCTCAAGCCGGATGGGTTCTAGACGAGAAGGACAAGATGATTCGGCATGCCACCATGATCCCTATCCCATTCAGGATGGCCCGGGACTGCCAGTACACCAAGACCACGCTGGGGCAGTCCGACCCCAAGTGTGAGGGCTGCAAGCATAGACTTGAAATCTAGCCACGAGTATGATTGGCCCAATTTTCCCCTGAGGGCGCCCATGGCTTCACCAAACCAATCCAACCTTGGCTATCAGTCGCCATCCGTTGCCCAGATGCGCGAAGAGATGCGCAACTTCGATCCCATCGCCAACGCCAAGCAAACCCTGTCCGGCGCATACGCAAACCTCAAGGCTGTGCCCGGCAACCTCCAGCGCCTGGCGACAGATCCAGCCAAGTACCTCAAGGACTTGCCCGCCCCCACCGAAGATCAGCTGCTGAACGCCCTCAGCCCTGGCAACGTCGGCATGGCTGGAATCATGATCGGCCCACGGGCACGGACCTGGAACGCGGGCAACGCCACCAAAGCCGAGGCCATGGAGAAGGCTGGCGCACCACCTGAGAAGATCTGGCAAGACACCGGCACCTACCGTGGCCCCGATGGCGCCTGGCGCCAAGAGATTAACGACCAGCCCGCCCACCTCAACTTCCAAGGTGACTTAAAGGCCAAAGCCAAAACCGCTCAATCCGAGATTGATGCCATGAAGGCACAGATCAAAGAGTCCCTTGCCCGGGAGAAGGAGGTGAAGTCCGACCTCTTCCCAAAAGAAGCGGTGGCAGCCCGCAAAGCCGTCAAAGGCCAAGCAGCCACCAAAAGCGAAGAACTCAACGACATTCATGGACTGGCCGCGAATCCCGTTTATGCTGGCAATTACCTCAAGCACGCCTATGAGCACCCAGAGCTATATGCCGCCTACCCGGAGCTTGAAAAGTATGTGATGCGCCAAGGGGTAGATGCTGGGCCTGGTGCCTTGGGATCATTAATAGATCAGAACGTCAACGTGTACAAGTATGGACTTACCCAAAACCCCAAGAGAACCGTCACCCATGAGATGCAGCACGCCATCCAGGCGCTTGAAGACACACCGCGTGGCAGCAGCCCCAATGAGTTTTGGAATGCTCGACAAGAGGCTCGTAATCGCATCATTGAGCACAATCAATCCTTGTCCGAACTCAGTGACAAAATCACCAAAGCTGTAGATCCAGAGGCAAAGGCCGCGCTCAAAACTGAGTATGCAGAAACTATGGCTGCACGCGATAGGATGACGCCCTATGCCAGGAAAGATCCTTTTGATGAGTACGAACGCATGGCCGGTGAGGCTGAAGCACGCATGGTGCAGAACCGCATGGAGATGTCACCAGAAGAGCGTGCAGCCAAGTATCCAATGCAGTCGTATGGCGATTACCGATCTGGTGCACCAGTAGATCCCACAGACTTGATCATGATCAAGAACGGGGAACAAGTTCAACCTGGCTATGCTGCTGGCGGCACCACTCGCCTGGCAAAGGGTAAAAGCGCATCCGACTTGGATGAGATGAAGCTGGCGCTGACCATGAAGCAGCGTGACGCCAACAAGGCCAAGTTCCTCAAGGGAAGCAAGGCCAAGGAGCGGGTATATCACGGCACCGGAAATTTGGAGAATCTATCCTCTTTTGATCCGGCCATGACCGGCAAAGGCACCGATCAACTTGGCAGCGGCTTTTACTTCACCACCGATCCTGGTGAGGCCAGTGGATACGCCAACGCCATCACGCAAAATGCTTCACTTGGAGCAACTAAATTGGGTGGTCAGGAATCGCCTGGGGTTGTAGCTGCACATCTTGCCATCAAAAAACCGCTGGTGGTGAAGGGACACAATCTCAACGACACCAACGTCAAGCTGCAACATCACCAGGCTTTGGCCTTGATCAAGCGGGCGCCGAACATTGCACACCCAGACGAATCGCCGCTCAACGACTGGGTGGACACATCACGTACCGGCATCACACCCAAGGTGTTGCATGATGTCGCCCAGAATTACACCGGGCCATCGCTGCTATCGCTGGGCAACGACTTCTTCCGCAGTGACCCAACCGCTTTTCGCACGGCCATACGTGATGTGCTCGGATACGATGGGGTGATGCAAGACTTCGGTGGTGGACGCAAACATTACGTGGCCTGGTTCCCAGAGCAAATCAAATCCGCCATCGGTAACCGTGGCACCTACGATCCCAACGAGCCAGACATCACCAAGGCTGAAGGCGGAACTATTAAAGATTACTTAACACTTCAGGAGCGCCCACTATGAGCGGACTTTACTCACCCATCAACCGCGCTGCGGAATCCATCACCCGTCCTAAAGGCACGGGCGCTGAGTACATGGCAGAGTTGGCAAAGAAGCCCGGATTCAAGCCCGCAGAGGCCCAGGATCGGGACCTGCAGGACTTGATGGCACTGCCCCAGGTTGATCGTGCTGAATTCCTGCGCAAGCTCGCCCTACGCAAAAACAATTTTCCACTCAAGCAACGTGAGTTGACCGGCAAACAGACTTACCACGAGGACTACACATTGCCCGGTGGTGAGAACTATCGTGAGATCCTGCTGCATACTCCAATGCCAAAGGGCGGTGGCTTTCCCGGCGTCTCCCATCACTTTGGGGGCACACCCAATATCCTGGCAAGCATTCGCGTCAAGGATCGCATTGGCCCCGAACAGATGGGTTACACCCTGAAAAATGAAAAATCAGGCTTCACTGGGCCGCACTTCAATACGGTGGAAGAAGCCCGGGCTGCACGAGAAAATTATCCCGAGTACCTACGCCCCATGCTGCAATTGGCATACAGCCGCAAACCTGGAAAGAAGATCCTTCATCTTGAAGAGATTCAGTCTGATTGGCATCAGCAAGGGCGCGAGAAAGGCTATGTCGACAAATCAAAAATTGAGGCGGCTGAAAATCAATTGCAGCAATTGGCTGAACGTCGCAAAGCATTGACCAAACTGATTCATGACAGCCCCCAAGTTTCCGACGAGCTGCACCAGCAATACCTGGACTTCAAGGATCAAGAGGCTGCGGCCAAACAGCAGTTGGCGAAGAGCAAGGCTGGCATTCCTTACGGCCCCCACGCCAAAGACTGGCACGAGCTGGCGCTCAAGGCCATGATCCAGCACGCCGCTGAGAACGGATACGACCAGATCGCAGTCACACCCGGCGCAGAACAGGCCAAGCGATATGGCTTAAGTAAACACATATCCAAAATTACGCACCGCAAAACAGGTGATGAAAATTACCATTTAGAAGCCTATGACCAATATGGGCGCAACATTGCTCCCAAACACTCATTGGGGCCAGAAGACCTTGAACAACATGTTGGGAGAGATCTGGCAAAAAAAATCACACAGACCTCCGGCCCAACACCACAAGAAATAAATGTCGTTAATCGTGATGTTGGCGGGGAGGGCATGAAGGGCTTCTACGACAAGATGGTGCCCGCCTTCCTCAACCCGTTTGGCAAGAAACATCGAGTGCAGGTTCAGACAGGA